AACAGCCTCATTCGATTTAGAAAACAGAATTGTTACTTTACCTATATTTAAAAATCCTAAAGGTGACGTTTATGATATGTTAACGGCACATGAATGTTCACACGCTTTATATACACCAATAAAAGCTTGGGCAAAACTTACAGAACCAAAATATAGAGGTTATGTAAACGTTATTGAAGATACGAGAATAGATAAACTCATACAAAAAAAATATCCTGGTATTGTTAAAAACTATTACAATGGTTTTGATATCTTAAATAAAGACGACTTTTTCGGTATCAAAGGTAAAGATTTAGATAATGATTTAATGTTAATTGATAAAATTAACATATACTATAAATCGACCAAAAGACAAAAATTTAACTTCTCAAAAGAGGAAAAAGTATGGTTAGATAAAATTGATAATATTAAATCTTTTAGTGATGTACTAAAAATTGCAAAAGAATTATACGACTGGCAGCAAAAACAATTAAAACAATTAGCTAAATTACCAGACTTTGATAAACACCCATTTTCTAAAAATTATAAACTAGATAAAAACGGTGAAAAAATAAACATTACAGTAGAGATAAAGGCTGATGAAAAAAAAGTAGATAATAATTCTGAGCTAGATAACTATGATAAACTTATCAAAGCAATGGAAGCAAGAGGTAAAGTAGGTAACCCAGATGGCTATGGCGGACAAAATGTAAGCGTTGATACAGCTCCTGCTTTAGATTGTATTACAGATAAAACATTTGAAAAAACGGTTGATAAGTTATTAGATAAAACAAAAGCATATAGGTATGTTACAATACCTGATCCAAAACTTAAAAAATGTTTAGTATCATATGATCAATATTTAAAAGATATGAGAACAAATATTGCATATTACTTAAATAAAAAAAATGAAGCCGCTACGCCTATTAATTATTATGTTAAAAACTTAAATTGGTCTAAAAAAAACTTTTTAAAATTTAAAAAAGATAGTACAAAAACAGTTATGTATCTTGTAAAAGAATTTGAAATGAAAAAAGCGGCAGCTGCTTATAAGAGAGCGGTCGTAGATAAAACAGGCGTAATTGATCCTTTAAAATTAAAAAATTACAAGTTTAGTGAAGATATATTTAAAAGACTTACAATATTACCAAATAGTAAGAACCACGGAATGATTATGTTGCTTGACTGGTCAGGTTCTATGTCCGATATTATCTTTAAAACGGTACAGCAGTTATGTAATTTAATTTGGTTTTGTGATAAGATTAATATACCATTTGAAGTTTATATGTTTAAAAATAAAAATGATACTAAAAGCTCTACTTCAGCAAGTAGATTTAGTCCTGATGAGTGTACTTTTAATTATAAAAAAGGCGATATGTTAGCTGAAAATACTGATTTAGTAAATGTTGCAAGCCATAGAATGAAAAAATCTGTATTGCACGAGTCTTTACTATATTTGTATATGATGAGTCATTACTATGTAAGGTCTTACGACAATATTGATGAAACAGGTTACAATATACCGCCACCAAAAGATTATAATTTAACTTCAACGCCTTTAAATGAAGCTTTAGTAATATTAAATAAATTGATACCTGAATTTCAATCAAAATATAAAGTTGATAAACTTTCACTTGTTACTTTAACTGATGGCGAAGCAGATGGCGATATGGTCGATTATCAATATGATCCTGCACAGGAAAACAAATATCTATCGACAGGATATAAAACTATTGACGGTCATTTTATTTACACTCAAACTATTGTAAAAACAGATAAAAAAAATTATACAACTGAAAGAAAAGCAGATAATAGTAACGGCATAAACAATAATAGAGCCGCTCTTACAGCTACAATGTTAAAAATTATGAAAAGTAAATTTAACTGTACAACGATAGGATTCTTTCTTACAAGACAAATAAGACAACATTTTGAAAGATATGTAAGAGAATATATTTACGAAAATAACAAATATGTAAAAAATGCCAACTATGAAAAAATGAAAAAATCATTTACAAAAGATAAAGTTTTAAAAGTATTTAAAGAAGGATATGACTCTTATTTTGTAATTAATTCTAAAGATATGAATATTGAAAACTATAATTTAGATAAGATAGATACCGAATCAACATCTAATATTAAAAAGATGTTTAGTAAATCTATGAAAAACAGAATACATTCCAGAGTATTATTAAACAAATTTATTGAACAAATTGCTTAAACTATTGATTTTAAATGCTTTTTTCTTTTAATTTAGACATAATGTTGACACAATTTAATGTTAGCTTATATGTATAACAACAGGTAAAAATATGAAAAAATATAATGTGACTTACATTGTGTACTTTGAAAGTGATATAAAACATATAGACACAGCTGTAATGGCAAACAATGAAAGTGAAGCGGAAAAAACCGCTGATAAAAAACTAGACAAATATCTCTCTAAAAGAGAAATTGATGGTTATGAATTAGAATCTGTGGAAGAATATAACACAAGAGATCATAGCGCCGATTTAAATAAATTTGTCGAATATAAACCAGCATAAACATAACTGAAAGGACTATTATATTATGTTAAATACAAAACAAAGAGAATTTGTTAAATACGCATATGGCTTATTTAATAAAGATATCTTATCAAAAAAGGAGTTGGTTGAAGCCAATAAAAAATTTGGTTGTAAATACGCTCCGCAATGGCTAATCAAAAATAAAGATTATAAAGTTGATAAAGCAACCTTTAAATTACCACTTGACGGTGACATTAAAAAAGTAGGTGTTGTAAAACCTACAAATGATGTAATTGAAACTAAAAAAGAGGCCGCTTATATTGTATCTTCTTTAACAGGTGATATTGTACCTAAAAAAGATCCAGTGTTCGTGCCTTTCGGTAACCACGCTGATGTAAAATCAATTATTAAATCCGGTAAATTCTATCCTGTCTTTATTACAGGTCTATCTGGTAATGGTAAAACAATGTCAGTATTACAGGCTTGTGCCGAAGCTAGAAAAGAATGTATTAGAGTTAACGTTACAATTGAAACAGACGAAGACGACTTACTAGGTGGCTATAGATTAAAAGACGGCCAAACTGTATGGCAAAACGGTCCTGTTATTGAAGCTATGGAAAGAGGCGCTCTTCTTTTACTTGACGAGATTGACCTTGCTTCAAATAAGATTATGTGTTTACAACCGATCCTAGAAGGCTCTGGTGTATTTGTTAAAAAGATTAACAAATTTGTAAAACCAAAAGATGGCTTTAACGTAATTGCCACAGCAAATACGAAAGGTCAAGGTTCAGAAGATGGTAAGTTTATCGGTACCAATATTCTTAACGAAGCTTTCCTTGAAAGATTTCCGGTTACATTTGAGCAAAAATATCCAAATGCTAAAACAGAGGAAAAGATTCTAAACAATACTTTAGAAGCTGCTGGTAAAAAAGATTCCAAGTACGTAAATAAACTTGTGACTTGGGCTGATGTTATCAGAAAAACTTACTTTGATGGCGGTGTAGATGAAATTATATCTACCAGAAGATTAGTGCATATTGTACAAGCTTACGCTATCTTTAGTAATAAAGTAAAAGCAATTGAATTGTGTACCAACAGATTTGATGAAGATACCAAAACTTCATTCGTAGATTTGTACACTAAAGTTGACGCTGGTGCTACTGCCGACCAGATTATTGAATCTCAAAGGCAATCAGAAGTGGCCGCTCAAGCTCAATCAGATTCCAATGACGGTGAGGAAGACAAACAAGATGTTGTCTAAATCCGTTATAATAGTCCTAGGTTGGCAACCAAAAGTTGCCAGCCTTTACTTTAAGGAGGTAAAACTTTGGGCATAAGAGTAGATGTTAAAAATAATAATGTAGAAAAAGCCATGCGTATTCTTAAAAAGAAACTTTTAAAAGATGGTTTTATGAAACATTATAAAATGAAACAGACCTATGAAAAGCCTTCTGAAAAAAGAGTTAGAAAACAAAAAGAATTGCGAGCTAACTATTTAAAAAGAAGAAAGCTCGAAATACAATTAAGAGGTTACTAGTTTTAACGTTATGTTGACCTGTATATATATTATAGACAAGGCTATTCGTAAGACCTTGTCGGCGTTAAAAGGGGTTGATCCTACCTTATTCGGATCAGATGTTCGGTGTTTGGTGGTTTACTCCGTGATAAACAAACCACCATTTAAGTGCGACAACTTGACACACTTGTAAAATGTTAAATCGTACTTATATTATAAATAATGATGAAAGTGCCAATAGTGGGCTTTCATTATTTTAACTTGCTTAACAAAAGGAGATAAAAATGACTAAAAATCAATTAAGCATATTCAATCAATTAAGGCCTTTATCCGTTGGATTTGACCGAGTATTCGATCACTTCGAATCAATGTTCAATGACGACTTTGGATTAAGAGTGCCTTCAATTAACTATCCGCCATACAACATTGTAGAGGTTTCAAAAAACAAATACAATATTGAAGTGGCTCTTGCAGGATACAACAAAAAAGATATTGATGTATCTGTGGAAGATGGACAGTTAACCATTAAGTCTAAAAAGTCCGATAAAGACGAATCAAAAGACGAAGATGGTAATACAATTTACAAAGGTATAGCTAAGAGATACTTTGAGAGAACATTCACGTTAAGTGATGATGTTGAAATCAAAGGTGCCGAGTTAAAAGACGGCCTATTGACGGTATCATTAGAGAAAATTATACCCGAGTCAAAGAAACCAAAAACAATAGATATTAAGTAATTAATATTTAAAGTTATAAAGAGGGGGCGGCCTATTCATTTAGGCTGCCCTTTTTTTTTATGGCCGGATTGCTTGACAGTTCCGGCATTTTGTGTTATATTTAAGAATCATTAGTATTAATTTTTTAATTATTACTTTGATTGTGCGTTGATCATAGCAGTATGACAACAAAAATAAAACAACTATTTTCAATAGTTAAACATTATGTAGAAAGGATTACATAAAATGGTAATCAATAAAAAAGGCTTCCGTCCTCTAGCTTATAGAAATGAGGATCATCTTCTTATCAGTACCACGATAAGAGATTTAAAAAAATCAACGGCTCTTGATCTTGCTTTTCAAAGTGAAGGCAGATGGGAAAATACAGACAAAACTAAATACATTACTAATATAGTATTAGGTAGGGCGCCTAGTAAGATAGTAGTAGCTGATATTAAGGCTTGTTTAAAATCAGCAGAACCGAATACTTACGACTTTGAATATTTTTTCAATTGGTCCAAAGAACATTTTATAAACATATCAGTAGATGGTAATAACCGAACAAACACAATTAGTGATTACTTTAATGATAAAGTAACCTTACAAAAAGGTGAATATATTTTACCTTCAGGTCAACTTATAATTATCAATGATAAAAATAATGTTTGGTCTAAACATCCTGAATCTTTCAAAAAATATATTGAGGAGAATGTTTCGATAACAGTCACTCTATATGAAAATGCTACACGACAAGATTTAACCGATCTATTCAATTGTATCAATGATGGCATAACATTAAATGCACAAGAAAAACGTAATGCTATATTATGTTCTTTTGCTAACTGGGTAAGAAAAATAAAAGACGAGACATATGAAGGTATGTTAAAAAAAGTTTTTACGACGGAAAAACAAAGAATTAGAAGAGTCGTTGATGACTTTATTGTATCAATGTCTATCTATACAACCAGAGGACTAGAAAAAGATATACAAGCTCAAGCCAAAAATCATGCTTATACAGACGATTCTTCTGAGTCGCAAACTACAAAAAGAGCAGAAAATCTTATATTAGGGTTTTCTAATTTTATTAAAAAAAATGCAAAAACCAATTTAAGTAGTAATAAAGATGAAAATTCTAGCGTATTATTTAATATGTTTATTGTCTATGTTTGGCTTGCAGATAATGATTATATAATTAATAATGAAGAAATTTTTTATGATTGGTTTATGGCAGGCGAAGTACGTAGATTTGCAGACAAACAAATTCTTTGTACAACAAAAATGGGAGAAAGCAGAACATATCAATCGTGTAGTCGTAACATGGCAAAATTAGCGTTAAAAGCAAGATACGATTATCTTATACGTGATTTAGAAAAAGATATATTAAATTTTGCAACGAAAAAAGACCCTCAAAGATTATATACGCCAGATCAAAGGTATCAGTTATGGAAAAAACAAGATGGAGTATGTCTTGTTACCAGAGAGATTATACCAGAATCAGAAATTAATGATGATTCTAAATGGGCAGCAGATCACATAATACCCTTTTCAAAAGGTGGACAAACTACTATCGAAAACGGTCAATTAATTAGCAAATTAGCTAATTTAAAAAAATCAAATAAATTACCTCAAATAAGGTAATTATTTTTAAGTGGTCGAAATCGCTTGACTTTTTCGGCCACTTATGTTAAATTAAAAATTGCGGATATAGTATAAAAGTATTATTCTAGCTCCCAAGCTAGAGAAATTGGGGCAGTACCAGTTATCCGCTCCATATATTATGAAATATAATGAAGACAAAATTTTAAATGAAATACTTGAATATATTAAATCAACTTATGGCCAACATTATTCAACAGGCAAAGATGGTTTTCAAGTACAAGATTTATTTAAAACACTAAACATTGGAAAAGATTTTTGTCATGCTAACGCAATTAAATATTTGTGTAGATATGGTAAAAAAAATGGGTATAATCGTGCTGACTTGCTTAAAGCGGCACATTATGTTATACTATTATTAAACTATGATAAG